CGCGCGAAGGAGAGGGAAGGGAAGTGACAGAGCCGGTATTCACACAGGTCAAGCTGTGGTTCGACGACGGACATCTCGTGGAGCTGCGCGGGACGCTCGAAGAGTTGAACATCGACAATGACTTGACAGATATCGTCTCGGACGGGGGGCGGACCTCGACCAGAATGCTGCTCGACAAGACGTGGTCGATGAAGGGCCGTATGCGCCCATGGGAGTTCGACAAGCATGGACGACCGACATCCGCATTTGCGCGTCCTGCCCTCGGTGACGGTCGGAAGCCCGACTTCCGTGGACCAGATCGAAGTGTGCGTTCGCGTCGAAGAGCCCGAGCCAAGGCCCGGAGGCATCACGCGGCGTAGGTACACCGTCACCGTGCAGCCGGACGGATCCGAGCTGGTTGATGATGTCGAGGAGTGGATCGAGTAGTACCCTACGTGGTACCCACTTGGGACGCAGTTCGGAGGGATCGTGAGCGTCGCGACATTCAGTCCGCCCATCAAGGCCACGGTGCTGGCGAGCAGCCTGCCGTGCATCATCATCGCCATCATGGAGATGCCAGATGGCGATGACAACTTCGTCGCCATCAGCACGGACGGCAATACGATCTACCTCAACGCCCATGAGTTCACCTACGACTTCCGGTACGACCCAGCCACGCAGTTGTGGTCCGACCCGAGCGAGGCCCCGTTGGACCTCGGAGATGACGAGTGACCGAGGAGAAGCGTAGCCACGCGCGGCGCGAGTACCCGATGATCGGTATCAGGGAGTTCAGGGACTCGTTCCCGACCCTGACCGAGCCGGTTCGCGTCATCAGGAGCCGCAAGCCCTACATCGAGGTGATCGGCACATGGACACCCAACCCTCGCAGGAGCGATCTGGTGGATCCCAAGTGAAGAGCTTCATTGAGAGCATCGGGATGGTCGGCTGCTCGCTGATCATTCTCGTTGCCGTTGTCTTCGGTGGCGGCGTGCTCTACGTCGTCTACCTCAACACCCTCGGCGTCGCCCAGATGAACGCCCAGCGTCAGGTCACCACCCACAGTCAGCAGTACGTCCAGACGCACCAGCAGGTGCTCGTGAACATGTACTCCGACTGGCTCATCGCATCTGACGATGCCCACAAGAACGCGGCCCGCCTTCAGATCTGCGCGGAGTCCGTCCTGCTCGACCCCGTCGAGTGGCCTCCCGCTGTCACCCCGTTCATCCAGTCCAACTGCAACTGAGGAAAACCATGAAGCGCACGATCATCCTGCTCATCGCGGGAGTCGCATTGCTTGTCGCCGCGTGCGGCGGCAGCACGGACAGCGTCAGGACGGACGCCAAGAACACCGACCTCCAGCTTGCCCAGTACCAAGCAGTCCAGCCCGTCCCCTTCTACAACTGGTCGCAGGACCGGGCAACCTTGATCCAGATCTACAATGCCAAGAACGAGGCGCGGCAGACGTGGACGGTGTTCTACTCGGCCGCAGGCACACCGCAGAACATGTGCCCGTCGGTCGGCTACCCGATCCCCGCCAACACCCAGCTCACCAGCCCCGACCAGATCGGCTACATCAGCAGCTACGGCGTCGGCGTGGTCAGCCAGATGGAGCCCAACGGCCTGTACTCCACGACCGGGGCCAACGGCACCTACGTGCTGTGCGTCAGGCCCAACGGCAAGAACGCCGCCGTCTACTCCGAGTCTTGGGTGACGGCCTTTCCGTACGAGGTCAAGATCGAGAGCGGGGCAGTGATCGACCTTGGCGGCGACACCACCGTTCCGATCGACGTGAACAAGCCCGCAGACGTCCCATCGCCTGCTCCGACCAAGGCCCCATGATGCAGTGGGATGACTCCCTGTGGGCGCTACTGGCAGCCATGCTCGCCGTCGTCATCATTGGAGTGACTATCTCGCAATACCACGGATAGGCACTCACGCAGCACGCCCGTGCTGCTAGACTCGCTCGCAACAGCACAGCGGATCAGTCGCCTCCGGGCGACAGCCTCGAACGGACGGGGTGGCCCTCTTGGGGTCACTCCGTCTCTGCGTTCAGGGGAGTTGGAGCGGGAGGCGGGGGTCGAACCCGCGACCTCGACGTTGGCAACGTCGCGCTACTGCCAGACTGAGCTACTCCCGCAAGCGCCGCTGTGAGGACACAAGACGTTCGCATCGCCTGTAGCAATCACCGCTGTTCCACGAGACGGATCATGCCCATGGGCCATACGTCGGACCTGCGGTGGAACCCCGCAAGCGGCATCACCAATCCTACACGGGAGGGATCACCGTGGAACAGCTTGTTCGTGTGCGCAACGAGTTCGACGCGCACCACCGCCTCTCGGGGACTGAGCCAGACCGACCCCGGTGCATGCGGGATCATGGGCATCACTGGGTCGTCGAGGTCACCAAGACAGGTCGCGAGGACCAGCTTGAGGACGACGTCGCGGGTGTGCTGGTCGAGATGGCCGACCGGAGCATCAACGAGATGTTCCCGAAGCTCAACCCGACACCGGAGCAGCTGGCGAGTCTTGTGCTGGAGCGGTTGATCCTGCGGCACCCCACGGTCATCGAGGTGACGGTCAGCGATGGCCGCTTGACCGGCATCACGAGGAACACGCCGCGATGACTGGATACAGCTCGTTGGAGATGGCCGAGATCCTTGTCTCGCAGCTGGTTCCCAATCCGTGGAACCCGAACGTGATGACCGAGGAGGATCTCCAGAAGGAGACGGCGTCTATTCGGGAGTTCGGGTTCGTGGACCCGATGACTGTGCGCTGGCGGCCCAAGGAGGACGTCTACCAGATCATCGACGGTGAGCACCGCTGGAAGGCGGCCAAGCGGCTCGGGCTGGAGTTCGTGCCGTGCGTCATCCTCGATGTCGCGGACGAGGTGGCCGAGCAGCTCACCATCGTCCTCAACGACCTGCGCGGCAAGCCCAACGAGGAGAAGCTCGTCGCGCTGGTCAGGGATCTCTCGACCCGTCGCTCGATGCTTGATCTGGAAAGAGTGCTCCCGTACAAGCGCGAGCGGCTGGCCGAGATGATCGCGGAGCGCAAGGCAGACTTCGACTGGGACGCGCTCAAGCGCCCGAAGGTCGAGGAGAAGAAGGAGCCCGAGAAGCTGTGGGTGGAGCGGATCTACCGCCTGCCGCTCGCAGCAGCTGCCGTCATTGACGACGCCATCGCGCAGGTGCGACGGCAGGAGGACATCACCGATGACTGGGCGGCGTTGGAGCTGATCGCGGCCGACTACATCTCAGGAGTCTGATGACAACCCGGTACGACTACATCAGCCTGAAGAACCAGTACGTGCAGGGGTCGATGTCGATCCGCGAGCTGTGCAAGCAGAACGGCATCACGACGTGGTCAGCGGTCAATGCCCGAGCGAACAAGGATGGCTGGAACGCCCTGCGCGCGGAGTTCAACCGGCAGGTCGAGAACAAGTCGCTGGAGCACCTCGCCCAGAAACGCGCCTTGAAGATCGCCGAGATCCAGCTCGACTCCCTCGAAGTCATCCATGCGGGCATCCTCAAGATGGCCGAGGACATGGATGCCGAGGAGGAGTACGAGGTCAACGGTCAGATCAGGAAACGCAAGGTCATGCGGATCCACCCGCGCGATCTCGCCATCCTGCTCGACAAGTTCCAGAGCCTGATCGGCCAGCCGCAGCAGATCAACGAGAACCGGAACCTCGGGATCGACGTGCTGACGCAGGCATCCCCCGATGTCTTGAGGGACCTCCTTGCTTCCCTACGACCTGAGCGGCCTCTCGGACCCGGACAGGGAGCGGTTGCGGTCGCTCGTTCTACGGACACTCGCACCAACTGACGTCTACGCCTACGGCGAGTACGTCTTCGGCTACGAGGCGGAGCCGCATCACCGGGTCATGGTGGATGCCATCGAAGAGGCGATGGCGAAGCGCGAGAACATCGTCATCCTCATGCCCCGCGGGTCGGCCAAGACCACGTGGGGCAACACGATCAAGCTCGCGCACAAGGTCAGCACCGAGCAGGACATCCGGATCGGGCTGATCAGCAACACGGCGAAGCAGTCGAACGACTTCAGCCGGGCGATCAGGTACACGCTCGAAGCCAACACGCAGCAGCACGAGATCTTCGGCAACCTGCGCTCGGCCCAGAAGTGGACCGACGTCGAGTGGCTCAGGGCGGACAGCCGGTGGGCCGGGTCCAAGGACGTGACGCTCTACTCGGCCGGTGCCGGTGGGGCGATCATCTCCAAGCGGTTCGACGTCATCATCTGCGACGACATCCTCGACGAGGAGAACACGGCGACCCCCGAGGCGCGGGAGAAGGTCGAGACATGGTTCTGGAAGACGCTGCGGCCGTGTCTGGTCCCGGGAGGCATCATCATCATCCTCGGCACCAGATGGGCCGAGGATGATCTCTACCAGCACCTGATCGACCCGGTCGAGAAGGGCGGCAAGGGCTGGAAGCACATCATCATTCCGGCGATCCAGACAAACGCCGACGGTGACGAGTTCAGCTACTGGCCCGCGTACTGGTCGCTCGACAAGCTCTACGAGGAGCGGCTCTCGATGGGGTCCGCCCTGTTCAGCTGCTCGTACCAGAACGACATCTCCGGCCTGATGACCGGCAACATCTTCCTCAAGCGCAACTACCAGTATTTCGCCGCGCTACCATCCGAGCGCAGCTACACGATCCGCATGGGGATCGACCTCGCATCCTCCGAGAAGGAGCGCGCCGACTTCACGGCCCGGTGCATCACCGCCGAGGACAACGAGAACGGTGATTTCTACGTGCTCGCGGTCTACCGCGACAAGCGGGAGACGCACCACGCGGAGTTCATCAACGACGGCTTCATGGCGTATCCGACAATGGGGCTGGTCGTCTGCGAGTCACAGGCGTTCCAGTCGACCCTGATCCAAGAGGTGATGCGGGACTACCCGAGGATCCCGATCGAGGGCCGCAAGTCGGACACGGACAAGGTCACCAGAGCCCGCGCCGTCGCCGCCAAGTACGAGGCGCACAAGGTGTTCCATCACAGCTCGCTCGAAGGAAGTGACTTCGAGCGGGAACAGCTCAGCTTCCCCAAAGGCCATGACGACATGATTGACGCCCTTGGCTTCAGCATGGATCTTGGGGGTGGCGGCTTCTTCTTCGGTTCCGTAAGGAGGTAGCCGTGCCGCTCGTGTTCCCGGGATCCGGCCGGAAGAAGACGGACGAGCCGCTGGATCCATTTGAGCTGACGTTCCGCGATGGCAGGCGCACAGTCACGCCGCTCGTCGCAGATCTGATGTCGGGAATGGATACCGTCAGGTTCACGTATGCCCAAGCACTCGAACGGGCGAACCAGAGAGTCGCCCAAGATCATGTCCAGACGTTGTATAGCGGCATCGTCTCGGCGCACTTCAAGGAGTCCCGCCGATGACAGCCCACTTCGACACGCTTTCACCAGCCGAGAAGGAGCGGATCGGGTACATCGAGAAGTCCTTCCGGACGAGTCCCAAGGAAGTACCGCAGAACAGCACTGCCTCGGTTGTCAGCAACGCTGGTGGTGACTGGCGGATGGGGGACCGTGGCCGGGTCGGCCGTCCGCGGGCAAGGATGTACCGGCGCTGGGCCGAGGGCTCAGAGTGGATCAGGGCGGCGCTCGACGTGCGCAAGACCCAGATCAGCCAGAGCGAGTGGGACATCGTCAAGTTCGATCCCACCGGGCCGGAGCCGAGCCCCGCCCTCGCCAAGCGCATCAAGGACCAGTTCCGCCAGCCGAGCCCCACCGTGGACTCGTTCCGCAGCTTCATCGAGCCGATCATTGAGGACATTCTCGTTCTCGACGCTGGCGTCATCGAGAAGGAACGAACCCTCCGAGGCGACCTCGTCTACCTGCACCCGGTGGATGGCGCGACGATCCGCGTCAATGCCTACTGGGACGGCTCGAACCCCGATGAGTCCCGGTACTTCTGGTACCCGGACATGTACTGTCGGGACGAGTTCGTCAACGATGACATGGTCTACATGATGGAGAGCCCGGCGACCTATCGAGTCGTCGGGCTGTCCAAGCTTGAAGTGCTCAAGAACACCATCGACGCCGAGCTGAACGGCCATGCCTACAACAACAGGCAGGTCACAAACGCGGCCCCGGACGGGATGCTCGACCTCGGCGAGGGAGCCCGGGGCGAGCAGATCGATGCCTTCAAGTCCTACTGGGAGAGCGAGGTTGCCGGGCGCGGGGCGATGGCCTTTATCGGCGGCTCCAAGAACGCCAAGTTCATCCCGTTCAACCCGCACTCCAACCGGGATATGCAGTTCCTAGAGTGGCAGATGTACCTCGTGCGCAAGATCTGCGCCGTGTTCGGTCTGTCCACCATGGACATCGCCATCTCCGGTGACAGCAACCGTTCGACCGCCGATACGCAGTCCGAGATGACGGAGGATCGCGGCCTCCGCCCGCTCCTCGGGCTGATCCAGAACTACCTCACACGGGAGATCGTGTGGGATACGACGTACGGTGGGAAGGACAACAACCTCTGCTTCAAGTTCACGAGACTGAACCTGAAGGAGAGCCTCACCCGGGCGCAGGTCAACCAGCGTGCTCTCGCGGGCGTCAGCTGGAAGACCACCAACGAGGCCCGGCGCGAGGACGGTCTGGAGCCCCTTGACGGGGACCAGTACAACTCGCTGATGGTCATCACGCCGACCGGAGCCGTCACGCTCGACGAGGTTCCTTCCGCCAAGGAGTCCATGTCGTCGAGCAAGAAGCCCGACCCGGCCGGACCTCCGGCGGGCAGTCCATCGAAACCGTCGGGTGGCAGCAAGCCCTCGTCGGGTAGCAGCAAGAAGGAGTTCTGATGGCTGCCTCTCTCAGCCTTCGCGTTTACACGTCGTCCGGCCCGACCGAGTCGGCCGCGAAGAGCGGTATCGACTTCATCAGCGCCGACAATGACACGAACACGCTTGCCAACCGGCAGGCGAACCCGATCACCGTCGGAAGCAACAGCTACGAGAAGTGGCTGAAGCTGAAGATCGACACCGCGCCCGCCAACGGCGTCACCAACTTCAAGATCTGGGGCGACGGCGCAACCGACACCTCCACGACCCTGAAGTTCACCACGAACTACGCGACGTACCAGCAGGGCACGACCGCTGCCTCCACCGTCGCCAACGGCACCTTCAACAGCTTCACGTCCGGTGCCAAGGCGACGTGGGACACGGCCTCGTACTCGGCGACCAACGCCACGACCAAGTTCACCGTCTTCCAGCTTCAGGTCGACTCGACCGCCGGGCCGGGCAACTGGACACAAGAGACAATCTCGTACTCGTACGACGAGACGTAGC